CCGTCTCGACATACGGGATAGCCGCGACCGTCACCTGTGAGAGATAGTCATAGCCGCTGTCGGGCAGGATCGTCTGCGAAGAAGTCGTCGGCGTTGCGGATTTGGACTGCACGGACACCGCCTCGCCGGAATATGTGCCTGTCACGCCGAGTATCTCAATGCCGCTCTTGATGTTCCCGGCGATGATCTTCGCCTGTTCCGTCGCGCTGATGCCGACCGAGCCGGAGCCGTCGTGGTAGCCGATGGGGATGGTATAGGTTCCCGCCTTTGTGGAAATCGTGCCTGTGACCGAGCCGTTGTTCGGCATCGTTCCGGTCAGCGCTGACCCTCGCGCGTGGAAGGTCTTGCTGGAAAGCACCTCCGCAACGACCGCCGTATCGTCCGACGTGTCGCTGTCATAGGTGCATGAGCCTGTCCCGCGCTCTCCGCTCGGCAGATGGAAAGTCACGCCGCTGAGAACGTCAGCCGCCGTGACGGAATCTCCCGTCAGGTCGATGAGGGTATTGCCTCCGTAGATTACTTTGTTGATTGCCATGTCTTATACCTCCGATGCAATATAAACCGTGTCGCCCGACACATTACTGGTCTGGTAGTACGGTATAGCCGTTACGGTCAAATCGTCCGTCATGACCTTGTTTGCTGTGTCAAGCGTCTGTGCCGCCACCTGTGGAACGATCTCATAGCTCCCTGTGTACCTCGTTGTGACGCTACCGGCTATCACGACAGATCCAGACACCGTCTGCATAGTTGAGACGGAGCCGCTTATCGTTCCGTCAACAGTTGATACGGAGCCTCCAACCAGCCCGTCAACAATGGTAATACTCATATCAGTCGACCTCTTTCATCAACCTAATCGTGCTGCTGATGAAAGTGTCCACCGTGCCATCAGCAAAAGTGATCTGCACGTCATAATCGTATGTTCCGAAGCCGAGCGGTTTGGTGTCTTCTGGCCTTAGTGTCAGAATAAGCGTATCATTTGGGATTGTCGTGTTGATAAGCGGCGTTGTGTCTGCGTACTCGGTCTTTTGTGCATTCATTGCCTGATGCTTAACCGCAAATCGGATAACATCATCTTCTTCCGGTGTATATTCCTCGCCGTTCACTACGACACCTACTCTTAGGCGGAGTGTGTCGCCTCGTGTCATTGTAATTGCGTTTCCGCTTGTCTTTACCATGTGCTACTGCCTCATTTCTTGGTCTTCACACGTCCGGTTCCGTGACAGATGTTGCATTTTCGATATCCTGATTTGCCGCCTGTCTTACGGGTCCGTTTCTTCGTCCGTGTGTAAGTCGCTTTCGCCATAATTCACATCTCCGTCACGATTCACGATAGCCCCACCGCCATCGTCCGATTCGGAGGTATACGTCTCGGTGACGGTGACATCGTACATTTCCTTTTCCCAGATGATATATCCAGCAAGTCCCGCAATCACAAGTACAAGCAGGATAATCAATACCCACAGCCGCTTGATGGTCCGCTCCGCCATGCTTGCCAGAATTTCCAGGTGGATGTCTTTCTCTCTATCCACAGTATCCTCATTTCCCCCCCTGCTCAAACAGGGTCTTGATTTTCTCGTCTGCGCGTCCCATGCGCTCTTCTAAGGCGTATGTCCGATCGACAACTTGATTGTGTTTTTCCACGCGGCGGCTCAGCTCGTCTATCTTTTCCCCCTGAACCGCCGCAAACTTTTCAAACTTTGCATCCAGCTTTGCATCGCTCAGCTCGCTCTCGGCCCGTATCTTCTCCATCACGGACTTGCTCTGGATGGCGGCAGAAACAAGCGTCACGATGAGGTTGGCCCCCACCGTAATGAGGGCCACGATTACAGCTTCGCTCATGGCTCACCTCAGCAAAGGAGATATGCCCATGTCTTCCCGTCCACGACACCAGTCTGCGGGAGACCGTATTCACACTGAAAGCCCCTGACGGCCGCCTCCGTCTTTGCGCCGAAAATCCCGTCCGCCGTCCCGCAGTAGAACGCCGACTTGCCGAGCTTCGCGCACCAATGATTGAGGAGCCATTGGAGAGCAAGGACGCTGTTCCCCTCCGCTCCGTTCGACAGCACCATCACATCGGCCTTGTCCCATTCAACGGGCGTGGGGTCAGGCTCAGGAGTTGAGCCGCCGTCAAGGATTGCGTTGACCTTCTTCGCAATGTCGCCCATGCGCTCATACAGGTAGTCGCCCGGGCAAGCCTTGTTCGCATAGTCCCGGTGTACGGTCATGTTGCAGCCATTCAGATGGTTCACCCGGTCGTTCTTGTTGGTGGACCATTTCAGCCGCTTAATGCCGTTCCGCTGACAGATATCAGCCACCAGCCGGATCGTGGCCTCATACGCCGCCGCCCTGACCGCGTAAGGATGATAGGTGTCAGAGGCCACCTCGATGGTCACGGCCCGGTTGTCGTTGGCGCTCGATGAGCTGCACCAAGAACGGTCCTTTTCCTCCACATACATTCCGATTCGCCCATCATAGCCAATACCGTAGTTGGAGCTGGCCTGTCTGCTGGTCGGGGCAAACACCGCGCCCAGCGTCTCCACCGATGTCTGCCCTACCACACAATGGATTGTGATGGTATCGATGGCGTGGGTGCGTCCCGCCGTCCGGTTTGGGGAAATCCGGGTGTAATTGACCAGGCTGCTGTTACTCATCCTCGTCCTCCCCCTTCCCGTTGCTCAGCTCGTCAGCAGTTTCTTCGGTGAACTTTTCACCGGGTCGGAGTTCAACCTCCGGGAAGATTTCATTTTCAATCTGCATTATCGCTGTCCTCCTTGTAATAGGTGGCCGTGCTGATCCCGATCAGCGCGCCGATGAGGGTGCAGATCACCGTGGCGGTCTTTGCGATCTCTCCGGCATAAGGCCAGCCCCAAATGGCGGCAAGCCCCGTGTACGCCGCAGAGAGCGCCGGGATGACGATCAGCGTGATCCATTTAAGTACTGTGTATATCTTGTCTGGCAGTTTCATCTTTTCCCCCTCCTTCTCATGTCACGACAGATCCTGCAGCCGGATGGCCTGAATACCGGGAGCTGACACGCTGAGTGTTGCCCCGCTAGTTTGGACGGCGTTCAGGTAGACCGTAGTTGTCGTTGTGATACCCCACACTGTCACGACCTGAACACGCGGCGCAAACCCGCTGCCCGCCGCAACTGTGGCTTGGGAAAATCTATCTTCCGTTGCCGAACTCGCGCTTTTCGCAAAGCCCAAAGACCGAGAGCCCGTGCTATTCGCCTGGAATGTAGCGGTTCCGATCAGCAGATACTTCCCCGGCGTCAACGAAACGCTCATAAGGTTCGTTATCGCTCCGGTCTCCGCCGAAACCGTGTCGCCCGTGTTGTTGGAGATGGTGGGAACAACAGTCACCACATCCGGGTCATTAAATGCGTAAACTGTCGAATCGCCCGGGATCTTGAAGTAACTGACATCATTTGCCATCGCTATCACCCTCCGTCATAAAAGATAGATCATACATCTGCGCGGAATTTAGCCCCCCGCCGGTGAAGGTTTCCTCATCCACAGGAACCACCCGGAACTCGCACGGAAGGTCGATATACTGTGCTATGGTCTGGTTTGCCAGAACGGCTCCATCCGCTGTGAGCGTACCGTCTTTGGCATTGTCTGTAATAGCCTTGTTGCGGATGTCAATGAACTCTCGCAATTCTGCCTCGATGATTCGCCGCTGTTTTGCAATGGCAAACCCAAGCCGCCCCGTTTCCGTGAGGTTGCTGAGGACGGTCAAGATCTGGAATGCGTTCCCGTTGGTCGTTTTCATTTTGTCTCCTTTCACGTAGCCGTGACCCAGCTTAGATTCACAAAAAACACGCCGCTGGACACAGCAGATACCCCGGCAATTTGTATATTGCCAGCCATGTTGATGCGAACCTTACAGAGTACGCTATTGATGAATCCAACTCCGCAGATGGTGGATATTGGATAAATCGCCCCCGGAATTGTGCCAATGGTCGTCCACGATGTTGTTGCCGCCACGCCTGTGGCATAGATACCGAAAGACACCCGCCGCCCGATTTTATAAACATTTGACGATGTGATTGTCCCGCTTGTCAGCGTTGGCGTATACTCTTTCGCATCGGTTGGGGCAATCCAACAGCGTTCGCCGCCAGAATCAATCAACGTATGCACCGTGGGGGAATCCGCATATGCGTAATACACAAGAGCAAGCTCATAGCTACCCGCACCTCCGGTAACGCCCAGCTGCACGTGGGGGTATTGATTCGCAAGGCCTGTCGTTTGCGAGTTCATCCCAAGGGGCCAATAGATTGTGGGGGTCTGGTTCCAATTCTGTAGAGTGGCTATGTTGGACTGGTTGAGCGAAATTTGGTCTATCAAGCTCTTTGACAGGGTAGCCGAATTACCTGCACTATCGTAGAGGATAAGACCGCCGCCAGTAGTCCCAGCGTACAACGTTGCGCGGTTTACCGGGGTCTCGTTGTTGTCAAACAAGTCGATTCGACCGCCAATTGTGGTCGATGCCAACCCCGCCGTAACGGTTGCCACAGTAACACCAGCATTATTCCGGATCCAAAGACTACCGCATCCGTCAGAGCTTACACCTAACTGGCCACGCCGATTACCATCTGAATTGTTTACACCGATAAACCCGTGGTAATTCTGCCGGCCGGCCTCAGCAAGGACATTGCCGCTGTCGTTGTAGGCAACCCAACCGCCATATCCGTTTGCATTTGCGGCGATCCGGAAAAGGTTTGCCCCGGATGCGCTGTTGACGTTGACGATTGGCCCGGTATATGTTGTTCCGCTGTATGATGTGCCGTTGGTGGTGTTGAGGTATACATTTCCCTGCAGAACGGAACTCCCTGTGCCGTCTGATGTGTACCTCAAAACGCCATTGGCAATGTATAAGCTGGCGTACAGCGTTGAGCCACCGGACGTATAAACATTTGTCATTCTGACACCGGAATCGGTCGCAATCATGTGATTCCTGCTGTTTTCGTCCATGATGGCAATGCCGTTCGTTGACGTTTCCGAGGATGTTGCTCCAGCCATATAGCCGATATACCCGCCGTTGGTGGTCAGTGAGGAGCTGGTGTAAACACCCATCTTTCCGTACAGACTGATTTTCTCTGCCGTGATAGCCCCTGCCGCCAGTTTCTCCGTGGTAATCGAACCCGCCCTAATCTTCTCCGCCGTGATAGAACCATCAACAATGAGGTTGCCGCCATGTTTGCGGCGGACGACCGCGTCCCGGTAATATAGCTGTGTCCCGGAGTTGTCTACAAAGGCAATGGCGTAGTATCTCCAAGACGCATCCCTGTTTGTCCACGTCAACACGCCGTTGCTGATTGTACCCCCGGCAAGGCTCAGGGTATCGCTGGATATCGAGGCCGTGGGAAACACGACCCGTCTCGCCTCATCGAAATGAGCATAATCAAGATAGATATCGCCGCTGTATGCCTTGCTGGATGTAGTGATAGCAATGTCGGGAGAGTAAAACCGCTCAATCTCATTGAGGCTGCCGTCATATAGGATGACCGCCACTCGCACGGTTTTTGCCTCCGCGCCGTAGGCTTTGAACTCATACCGGAGCTGGTCATAATAAACGAAATCACTGGCCAATATGTCAGACAGGCCCAACAACGTGTTACTCGCGCTTGCCTTTGACACATAGCCGGAAGATATGACCGTGCCACCCAGGGAATTTGTTGTGGGGAGCATGGTGTCAGCATACTGCTCACGGACTGTGACAAGATTAGTGCTGTCCCCTACAGTCAGTAGACTCGCGTCAAGCGTATGGGCTTTGATATATGCGCCTGAGATGTGTCCCGCACCGATGTAGTCCGCATTGAATACTCCGTTGATCGTCCAAGCGGTAGCATAAGGCCCGGAATAACCACTTGTAGAAAACCCAATGCCGTTTTTGTTAAGGCGCATTACGCTTGATGCCGTGGATATGTCAGGAGTGTCCATGATTAGGATTTCCTGCGGAGCCTCGTTGTTGGGGTTGAACACAACGTATCCGCCCAGCCCACCCGTGATTAGGGCTGTTTGCTGGAGAACATATTCATGCAGCTCATCGGTAACGTCAGACCGCGCCCGGTCTATTTGCTGGGACAGACTGGACATCCCACTCTCAATGTCCACGATTTGAGACGCAAGGGTCGTTTTTGCGTCCCCAAGCTCAATACTGTCATATCGGTCTTTGAGGACATTATAGGTGGTTTTGATGACCTTAGCCGTTGCGTCAACGCCCAGAGCGTCATACCGCACCGACACCGTGTCGCAGAGGTTGACCCGCTCCAAAACCTTGTATTCCTCTGCCGAGATCACAAACCGCGCATCGGAGAGATAGACCGTGTCCCCCTCAACCGTGCCAGATGCCGTGAGGGTACTGCCACTAACGCCAGATCCTCCAATCTCAAGCGTTGCCGAAGCGTCACCAATCGAGGCCCCGGACGTGTTGCGGAGGGGAACAAATTCAACGTCAATGTTGGTTTTTGGAATCCCGATGTCGTTGTTGTCGATATACGCCTGCGCCCATGATCTGAGCTGTGCAACTGTGGGCGCATTCTCAAAGGCTTCGGATGCGTCAATAATCGCTGTGCGCTGATATGGATAATTCGCCGCTGTCTCTGCAAAAATGGCAATTTCAGGTAACGTGACAAGCGTACCTGAATCGTTCTTCCAAAACGGACACACGCCCGTGTAAACGTCCTCGATATTCTCATCGTTGACAAGCTCAGTCAGGTTCTTTGCATAGCGGATGACAACGCCCGTGTTGCTACCCCGGTTCAGGTAGAGTTTCACAGACCATTTGTCAAACTCATATTCACCCTTGCCGTAAACATCGAGAATTGAGCCGGAAGACCCTCCAAGAAGTTCTCGGAACGGTCGCGGCTCTGTGACCTTGTACGTCCCTGAAACCGATTTGTTTGTCCAGACCGTAAACGGGTTTGTCTGCCCCGAGTGGGACACAAGCCCAGCCAAAGCCGCCGCGCACGATTCCGCCGTAAACGGCATGACAGGGATGTGGTTCAGTTGATAGCTGATATGCTCGGCGTAGATGGTGCAAATGCCGTCCAGCGGCTTCTCGATGCGATAGATGCGGAAAGGCTGTCCAGACTTCCCATCGGCTGGAGTTGCATAAATGATGCGGCTATGCTGAAGCTCGGAGAAATACTGACCCGTAATCGGGTACTGCATCTCCAGCTCATACGGCCCGTTCCGCTCTTCCGTGACGATGCAGGAGATAGCGTCACTCAGCCGCCCGATTCCATTGGTGGAAAACGATGTTTCCGTAGTGTCGTAAAGGATAGGGATCATTAGATTGTCCACCACCTCGGTTGGATTTGTACCCTTGTCACGCTCCCGCCCGGCCGGATGCTAGTGTTGCCGGGCGGCAGAGTCGGGAATGCGTTCCCCGTGACGCTCACATAACTGTTTGCGTTATTGGCACCATAGCGGGCATCCATGGCCTCGCAGTCGATGTCGATATAGGGCCACGAGTGAGAGGCTATCGTGATTGTCTGGGAGCCGATGCCGACTGTGCCGGAGCCATATACCCGGATCGTGGGCCTAGCTGCGTAAAGGGTGGGATTGGATATCGTCCCAGACGCTGTGAAACTCTGCGTTGTCAGGCCGCTGTTCAAAAACCATTGAGGCTTGCAGTTAAACGCGATTCGGGCCTGTCCGACTCTCGTGAGGGTAAACTCAACGTCAAACGGGCCATCAAAATGGGCCATGCGGAAGTATCCGGGATAGAAGTCATCCACCAGGATCGCATACCCCGCAGGCTCAAAAAGCCAGCTCGCGACATTCAGGAATGCCGCCGGCGCTGTATCGTCCGCGTCCCCGGCAAAAATGTCATATTCCTGCTCGTAGTTCTCCCAGGCGTTTTCAGGGATGAGCAAGTCGCCATTTCTGCCTGGGATGGACACGACCTCAACCTTCCGGGCGGGGTGCGTCTGCATCGGCACAGTCTCAAAGATGACGCCATAGTCATCAGAGCTTTTTCCATTCCATGTGATCATGCAAACGCCGCCCTCCTTCGATTGATGTTCGCCGCAAGTTTCCGCTCGATGATCTCAGCCAGGGCGTTGATATCCTGGCCGGGAGCACCATAGACGTTGATGACGATGTTCTGACCGCCGCCGACCAGCTCCTTCAGCTTCTTCTCGCCGATCAGCAGCTCGGGCTGTGCAGCATCGCCGACGCCGATGATCTGAGGACTGGAGAACAGCGCGCCCTCTTCGGCTGCGCGCTTGTACCAACTCACGCTCAAATGCGGGACGCTGGGAGGATTGAGGCTGAAGCTACCAGTAAAGCTGAAGTGGGGGAGCGCCAGATGGGGCAGGCTCCAGGAGAAGTTAAACAGGCCCTTGATACCCCCGAGCACATTAGAGACAACAGACTTCGCCGCCTCCAGCTTCGAGGAGAACGCCGACTTGATGTTGCCTAGCACGTTTGAAACGGTCGAGTAGGCCGCTTGCAGTTTGCCGCCCGTGTCCGAGTTGATAGCGGAAAAGCCCGATGACCAAAGAGACTTATAGCCAGACACCGCTGCGGACAGCACTCCACGGATACCGCCGCCGTGGGACTGGATGGATGACTGGATGTTGCTCCAGGCGCTGGAGGTGTTCGACTTGAGGTTATTCCACGCATTTGATACGGTGGACCTCACCGCGGATCCGGCGGAGGATACATTGCTCTTGATGCCGCTCCAGGCATTGGAAACGGTGCTCTTCACGTTGGCCCACGCCGTGGAGGCCCCGCTCTTGATGTTGCTCCACGCGGTGGAAACGGTAGACTTCACCGCGGAGGCCGCAGAGGAAACGCCGCTCTTGATACCGTTCCAGGCGGTAGTAATCCCACTTTTGACAGCGTTCCATGCCGCGGTGGTTTTCGTCTTGACGGTGTTCCACGCCTCGGTGGTCTTTGTCTTGACGTTTTCCCACGCGGTGGAGATCGCTGTCTTAACGGACTCCGCCGCACTGGACACGGCAGATGTGACACTGCTCCATACACCGCTGAACCATTCGGAGATCGCGCCCCAGTTCTTCACGACCAGGATCACCGCCCCAACTGCCGCGCCCACCGCCGCGATGATGGGCAGCGCCGGGGCAATAGCCGCAAGCGCCGAACCGATAGCCGGGAGAACCGTGCCGGTGATGACGGTGCCTACAGTCGTGAAGGCCGTGCCGACCGTCCCCAGAATGCCAGACAAACCACTGCCCGCGCTCAGGGCGGTGCTGATCGTTGTGATAGTCCCGTGGAGTGTGCTAATGCCAGTGCCCACATTGCCGATAAATGACAGCAGCGGCCCGGCGACTGCAAGAATGCCAGCGATCGCAAGTATGGTCTTTTGCTGACCCTCGGACAGACTGCCAAACCACTCTGTTGCGCTCTGGATCGCAGGGACTAGCGCGCCGGAAATGGACGTGATAAGCGGAGCCGCCGCATTCACCAACTCAGCCCCCGCGAGCTTCAAATTGTTCATGGAGGTGGTGAATTGAGCCAGAGGGTCGAGGGTGGATTCAAACGTGCTGGAGACAGACCCCTCGAAGCCCTCCAACGACCCCGTGAAGTTTTGCAGATCTAGAGTCCCGTTAGAGACAGCGTTATAGATCGCGCCGCCTGCGCGGGTGCCGAACAGCTCATAAGCCGCCGCGAGTTTGTCCGATTCGCTCCCGTTCCCCTCCATCGTGGTGGTGAACGATGCAAGGGCATCATCAAGCGTGACCCCGCTCTCCGTGGCGTTCTTCATCGCGGTCTTAAGGCCCATCATCATGGTGGAGGTTTCAAGACCGGCCATGTCCACAGCCCCTAGGAATCCCGCGGCATCCGAGGCGGACATCCCCATCTCGGAAAACTGCGCCGCGTTCTGATACAGCTGGGTTGCAAGCGTGTCCATGGAAACGCCGGTGTTCTGCCCGACAACGTTCATGGCATCGAGCATCGACCCCGCCTCGGTGGCATCCATGCCAAACGCCGACAGGACTTTGGACGTGTTGTCCACCGCGGTGGAGACGTCCACGCTGTTGATTTTTGCGAACTCCAAAAACTGAGTGGAGAGCGACTGAAGCTCATCGCCGGTGGCACCGAAACGGGTGTTGACCTCACCGACAGCCGCACCGGCCTCCTCGAAGCCCACGGGGATGGTCGTGGCGATGTTGTTCATGATGTCGCCGAAAGCGTTGAGCTGTTCCCCGGTCGCGCCCGTCTTCGTGGCGATGGTATCAAGGCCAGCATCGACCTCTTTCCATGCCGCCACAGCGCCCACGCCGATGGCCGCGAGCGGGACGGTGACTGATTTTGTGAGCGTCTTGCCAGCAGAAGAAAAGCTCTTGCCGATGGACGCGATGCTAGCGGCGCCAATGGCCTTTCCTGCCGCGGTGCCCGCGGGGGTTGACGCTCCGGTCAGCTCCTGGGTGATGGTCTGTTGTGCGCCCTGCAATGAAGGAATGATAGTGACATATGCTCTTGCTACTTCAGGCCCCGGCATATTCATTCCTCCCTTCTAAACAATTTATTGATTTCCTCAATCGGAACAGCCGTCCCGATGTGCTGAGTGTTTACGTCTTTTTTGCCCGGCCGGGGATATGGTTTCGGCTGTTTTGCCCGTCTTCCGCTCCCGATAGCCGATAGATTCGCATTGATCGCGGACAGAACATCATAGATGTCCGCCAGAATCGCGTTTGTCTTCATCGTGGTCGCCCACGTTGATTCTTCCGGGTGCATCTCCCGGGTCAATGCGCTTGTCATTGGCAAGTGCTTGATAAAAGCACCGAGTGCGCCCCACGACAGAGCGCACCCGATGTCATCCACTTCAAAACCTGTCTGTAGCAGGTCAGCGTTTAGAGCCTCACGATGCTCTTCAGCGAACGCCGCGAGGCTTATTATTCCCCCGCGGGCACCCCCGCCGCTCCTGTGGTCGCCTCGGACCAGGCATTGACAAGAGCGTTGTAATCATCCACACAAAGGCTCTCCACGACCTTTTTGGGAATGTGCTTCTCCAGGAAGGCCAGAGTCTTTGCAGGGGTGTCCATGTTGGCAAGCTCACGGGGCGTGAGCCGACCGCCGAGCGGGATGTCATAGGACTTATCTCCGATGTTCACCCGCAGGAAGTCGTTTTCTTTGGGATGGCTGCCCAGTGTGATCTCTTTCATTCGTGTATCCTCCCGTTATTCGTGTCAGGCGGTGCCCTTCGTCAGGGTCCAGGTGTCCGCGCTGATGGTGGTGTTCCATGTGATCGCGCCTTCCGGCTCCATGGTCACGTCATCAATGTCGGACACATAGCCATTGGTGGTACCGAGGATGATGAAGTCATCGCCATCGACCATGACCAGGCACCAGGCCTTTGCATCCTGGACGTTGTTCGGATTGATCGTCACGGTCGTGCCGGTGACGTTCGCCGTGCCGAAGACCGCCGCCAGGGATTCAGCCGTGGTGGAGATGACAGGCACCTGCACAGTGCCGGAGTCGGTGGACGGGAGCATCCGGCGGATGCTGTTGCTCCAATCCTTCAGAGTCTCCTTGTTCTGGGCGAGGTGCAGGGTGATGCCGTCGTGGGAGACATAGCCGACCTCAGTGCCCCAGTTCGCCAGACCGGTCAGAGAGGTGGGCAGCGCCGTATCGGCGGCGGCGGTGAAAAACATCCCGGTAGCGTTGCCGATGCCGAGATTCACAGCATTTGTTGCCATGTTTTATTTCCTCCTAGATAGTAACTTCTTCGATGTGCGCCACCACAA